GGCACGCATTTCAAATCGCGGCAAGCAAAAAACGTCCATAAATTGCTTGTCTTATATCGTTTGCAGGATCACAGATTAACTTTTACCGGACAGCAGTGATCAGTCTCATACTGCGGAAGATGCTGGGTGCGGGGACGCCGCGAGAGCTGAAAAACCGGGCTGTAAGGCTTGTCTTACGCCTTTTTGAGTGCCTCACCTACAACTATCGACCGGTGGGCGCGGTAAAATCCAGCAACGCCCCGATCCTCGCCCTGTCCAGCCCCTCCCGCTCGGTAAGACCAGGATTTAGCCTCACTTGGAATTCAGCTACTTGCACCACGGGATGCTAGGCCTTGCTCTGCCTGAGCTGCTCGAGGTTGGCTGTGCCGAATCTGTCAGATACATTTGACCGGTTCGGAAAGCTCTCCGGCTCTCACGGCCCGCGTTAGCCAATGCTTGCTGATCAGGGGATCTCTGGAAACCCACTCTTTCCAAGTCATGCGTGTCTTCGCTGTAGACCACTTGAATGCTGATTGCTTTGCGACTTCAAGTTGATCCGAGTGTTCGTGCTCACGTCGCCTTTTATTGGCCAAACGTGAGGTGAGGCGATGGCCGCATCGTTCGGAGCAGTAAACAGCCCTCTTCCGCTCGGTCTTTTTTACATAGTAGTTCCCGCAATATGCGCAGGGACCGCCTAACCTCTCATTGAACGGATTGAGGAGGAAGTCGAGGAAGCGCCCCAGAGCGATCTCAAGAGGTTCAGCATGAGATAAATACTCCGGAGCGTTCAGATAGGCTAGCCGTGCAGTTCCGCTCTTGGTCGGAACAATAATTGGCCGGAAATTCCAGGCTGCTCGATCCACCTCTGGGTTGGCATCGAACAACTTGCTCACATTTGGCCCGGAACGCCGCCAGGCTTGAACGAGCCTGCGCAACTCCTTCTGGACCCCGCGATAGTCCCCCCCAATCTTCTGCCGACCCTCGAGTAGAGATGCGGACCAGTACTCCTCTGTGTTCAGAAGCTGGACGAAGCGCTCCAGCGCCCCCATGCCTGGGGCGGAAGCAAGAATCGATTCTTGTTTGCTTCTTGCCATCTGCCACTAATTATATTTACGAAAGTACAAAATAGTCAATTATATCCTTACAGTACTTGCTTGTACTGAACTCCGCATTGACGGACATTCAGAGTGGAGGTGGCCATCGTGATTTCTGCTTACACCGCATCGGTACCACGAAATGGCATACTACTTTCTGTTGAATACAAATCGCTTACAGACCTGAAACCGTATTCCCGCAACGCACGCACACACACGAAACACCAGATCCGGCAGATTGCCGAGAGCATCCGCACATTTGGCTTCACAAATCCGGTACTAGTGGATGCCGAGAATCGCATCATCGCAGGCCACGGGCGGGTTGAGGCGGCAAAGTTGCTCCGCATGACGGAGGTTCCGACGATTCGCCTTGAAAGCCTATCAGAGGACCAGATTCGTGCCTACATGATTGCCGACAACAAGCTTGCCGAAAATGCCGGCTGGGACAAGGAGATCCTCGCCATCGAGTTGCAGCACCTGATGGCGCTCGACTGCGTAGACTTCGACCTGACCATCACGGGCTTCGAGGTGCCGGAGATCGACGTGATCCTCGAAGAGGCAAATGCAGCAACCCAGATGGAGGATCCAGTCCCGGAGCCGGTGCTGGACCATGCTGCGGTCACCGAACCAGGTGACCTTTGGCTGTTAGGTAAACACAGGGTTCTGTGCGGCAACTCGCTGCATGAGGCAAGTTATCAAACACTGATGGGCAGTCGCCGGGCGGCGGCCGTGTTCACCGATCCTCCGTACAACGTCAAGATCGACGGCCACGCGACGGGCAATGGAGTTGTCCGCCATCGCGAGTTCGCCATGGCATCGGGCGAGATGAGCGAGGCCGAGTTTCTTGCCTTCCTCAATAACAGTCTGCGTCTGCTGGCACAGTTCAGCGCTAACAATTCTGTCCACTACATTTGCATGGACTGGAGACACCTCGGTGAGATGCTTGCAGCCGGCCGGCAGAGCTACGACGAGTTCCTCAACCTTTGCGTCTGGGTGAAGGACAACGGTGGGATGGGCAGTTTCTATCGCTCGCAGCACGAACTGGTGCTGGTCTTCCGCAAGGGCAAGAACCACCGCAACAACATCCAGCTAGGCCAGTACGGCCGCTACCGAACCAATGTCTGGCAATACCCTGGCATTCATACACTCTCGAAGCAAAGCGAGGAAGGCAACCTGCTCGCGCTGCATCCGACCGTGAAGCCTGTGGCCATGGTGGCTGACGCAATCCTCGATTGCTCGGCGCGAGGAGCGGTTGTACTCGATGCTTTTCTAGGGTCGGGGACCACCCTGATGGCCGCCGAGCGTGTGGGCAGAATTTGTTACGGAATTGAGATCGATCCGGTCTACGCGGATGTTGCAATCCGTCGCTGGCAGAATTACACCGGCGAAGCCGCAGTCCACGCGCAAACGGGCAAGCGATTCAACGAGGTCGCGGCTCAGAAGGAGGTGCAGCATGCCTGAGCATGATGCCCCGTATGAGGTTGGCTTCGCCAAGCCGCCGAAGAATGGCCAGTTCGAGAAGGGCAAATCCGGGAATCCGAAGGGCCGACCCAAGGGTTCGAAGAATTTTGCCACCGTTGTACTGCGAGAGTGTCGTCAGCGCGTCCGGGTGAATGGACCCCGCGGAACCCACACGGTCACCAAACTCGAGGCTGCCGTGATGCAACTGGGAAACAAGGCAGCTCAAGGCGATCTTCGCTCTCAGCGTGAACTCTTTTCCTTGGTCCGGGTGTCAGAGGAGGCTACCAACTCGGGGGTGTCGCCACTCAATCCGCACGAAATCGACCAGCAGGTCATGCAAAACATTCTGCGGCGCATGAAAAGTATCAGCGCCGACACCACATCCACCAACCCAGAATCCAAGACGGAGGAATCGTAATGAGTACTTCAGTCGAACTTTCTGCAGACGAATATCAAGTCATCCTACGGAACGACCTGACGAGCTTCATCGAACGCTCCTTCTACGAGCTCAACCCGCAAACCACCTTCATGCCCAGCCCATACATTGAGCTGCTTGTCTCAACCCTGGAAAAATGCCGGACCGGTAAAACAAGGCGCTTAATCATCAACCTGCCTCCACGCACCTTGAAGTCGCACGCCGCCAGCGTCGCCTTCCCCGCCTGGCTGCTCGGGCACGATCCTGCAAAGCAAATCATCTGTGTAAGCTACGGGCAGGATCTGGCTGACAAACACGCGAGAGATTGCCGAACCCTTATGAGCAGCCCATTCTATCGCCGCCTCTTTCCCGGGACGGTTCTATCTGGGGACAAGCAATCGGTGAACGAATTCATCACAGAAATCGGAGGCTTTCGCATGGCCACGTCGGCCGGCGGCGTGCTGACCGGCCGCGGCGCGGATGTGATTATCATCGACGACATTCTAAAACCGGATGATGCCCTCTCAGAGGTACGACGCAAGGCAGCGAACGAGTGGTACTTCAACACATTGTTGAGCCGGCTGAACAGCAAGGAAAACGGCGTGATCATCATTGTGATGCAACGATTGCACCAGGGGGACCTTGTTGGCGAAGTCATGGATCGCGAACGCTGGGATATGCTATCGCTCCCTGCCATCGCCGAGCAGGACGAGAGCTATCCCATTGAAGGCCCATTGGGAAACCATCTCTACGTACGCAAAGCTGGAGAGGCCTTGCATCCGGAGCGCGACTCTATCGAAATCTACCGGAATATCCGTGATGCTGTTGGCGAATACAACTTTCAAAGCCAGTACCAACAATGTCCAGCATCGCGTGAGGGTGGCGTGATCAAGCGGGAGTGGATTCGCTACTATGAAACCACGCGTCAAAAAATGGATTACATTCTGCAAAGCTGGGACACGGCGAATAAAAGTGGAGAGTGTAACGATTACAGTGTCTGCACAACCTGGGGAACTCTTGATGGGAACTTCTATTTGCTTGACGTCTTCCGCAAGCGATTGAACTTCCCGGAATTGAAACGTGCAATTCTTGATCTCTTCAAGAAATATAATCCGGAGAAGCTTCTGATAGAGGACAAGGGATCGGGCACATCCATACTTCAGGAGCTCAAGTATGAATACATCTGGTGCTTGGAGGCCTACAACCCCCAGCAAGGCAGCGACAAACTGATGCGCCTGGCTAAGCAGTCGGTCAAATTTGAGAATGGCAGAGTATACCTGCCGAAACAGGCGCCGTGGCTCGATGAATACATACAGGAGATTACGGGCTTTCCCGGCACCAAGCATGACGATCAAGTGGATTCAACCTCGCAGGCATTGGATATCTTGGAGAAATATGCATTTCTACCCGACAAACACCCGTTTCACTGGCCAACTTGGGGGTACGAAACCTGCTAGATGTGGCGCTGCTTCTGCAGGTGCTGCCCTGGTTTGAGTGAAGCTGGATGATTGCTAGTCACCTGCCCAGTTGCCAGAATTGATCTCTCACGTTGGCCATAATTGCTTGACTTTTTGCTCCCGGCGAGCGGCTAACCGATCGGTCGCTCAACGGGGGCATGCCGTGTGTATAGAGGCTAAACAAGACTTGACTTCCAGCCCCAACAGAGCGGAAATGTGGACACCGGAGAGGAGGTTCGCAGGTGTCCGAGAGGCTCGAAGTCGAGATTGCAGCACTACCAAAGATGAATCTTGCCCAGTTGCAGGCAAAGTGGCGGCGGGCTCTGAAACAAGCCCCACCACCCCATATTCGTAAGCCGCTCCTGGTGCCGTTGCTCGCCTACAAGCTGCAGGAGCAGGCCTATGGCGGCCTGAAGCCGGATGTTAAGCGCCGGCTTCGGGAACTCGCCGCAGGCTTCCATCGGGACCCCAGGAAGATGGGCGCGCAATGCACAGATCCGCTGCGAATCAAGTCAGGAACGAGGCTGATTCGACAGTGGGAGGGGCGAACGCACCACGTCACCGTAGGAGAGGCCGGTTTCGAATACAACGGAGAACGCTATAAGAGCCTCTCCGCGATCGCCCGGCTGATCACCGGCACCCGCTGGTCAGGACCCCTGTTCTTCGGTCTCAAGGGGCATCGCTCATGAGCACCCTGCAAAAGCGCTCCATCCGCTGTGCGATCTATACGCGCAAATCTTCAGAGGAAGGGCTTGAGCAATCCTTCAACTCGCTCGATGCCCAACGCGAAGCCTGCCAGGCTTACATTCTTAGCCAGCGTCAGGAGGGCTGGCGTGCCATCGACGCCCAGTACGATGACGGAGGCTATTCCGGCGGCACTATGGAGAGGCCCGGCCTCAAGCGCCTTTTGGTCGACATCGAAGCCAAGAAGATCGACACGGTTGTTGTCTATAAGGTGGATCGGCTGACACGCAGTTTGGCTGACTTCGCCAAGATCATTGAGGTGTTCGATGCGCGAGGCGTGAGCTTCGTCTCCGTCACCCAGCAGTTCAATACCACCTCATCGATGGGCCGGCTTACCCTCAATGTCTTGCTTTCCTTTGCTCAGTTTGAGCGGGAGGTAACTGGAGAGAGGATCCGGGACAAGATTCTGGCATCGAAGCGAAAGGGCATGTGGATGGGTGGTCCCGTACCTCTGGGCTATGATATCAATGACCGCCACCTGATCATCAACGAAAGAGAAGCCGAGCAGGTTCGTGAGATCTTTCGGCTTTATCTTGAATTCGGCTGCGTGAAAAAGCTGAAAGCATACCTCGATCAGTGCGGGGTGAAGAGCAAGATCCGGGTGAGCAACTCAGGCAATAGCTCAGGGGGTGCATCGTTCTCCCGGGGCGCTCTTTATTTGATTCTGCGGAACCGAACCTATCTAGGCGAGACTCCTCACAAGGGGCAATCGTATCCCGGGGAGCACGCGCCGATTGTCGATCGTGAGGTATGGGAGAGAGTGCGAATACTGATGGCCGAAAATGTTCGTGTCCGCCGCCACGGTACAAACGCCAAAGCCCCGAGTCTTCTGCGTGGGCTGCTCTACGACGAAGACGGAAACCGTTTCACTCCATCCCATGCATGCAAACGTGGCAAGCGATACCGGTATTACGTATCGCAAAGAGTTATTAAGGACGCGTCCTCGGCCTCAAATCAGCCCGGCAGAATCCCGGCACGAGAGCTGGAAAATCTGGTCCTGGCCAAGTTGAAAAGCTTCTTCTCATCCGCAGACCAGGTCGTCAGTGCGTTGGCCCTTCCCGAGGATGATCTTGGCGTAACGCAAAAGTTGATTGAGTCTGCTACATGGTACGCAAAGCGCCTTGGTGAGAATTCGCCTTCGGTTCTAATTGAATTACTCGAAACAATCGTGGCCCGTATAGTGGTCCATCAAGGATCCGTCGAGATTCAGACCGACAGGGCCAAATTGCGCGCACAGCTTCTCGGGCCCGACCACACGGATCCTCAGACGCAGGACACAATGAACGACCTCAATCAGCAGCCAATTGCCCTGATGATCGAGACCAAGCTGAAGCGATGCGGCGGGGAAATGCGGCTCGTCATTCCGTCGCTGTCAGCGGATCAGGCTCCTGACAATGCCATGCCAGCATTGATCAAGGCCATCAGCCGCGCTCACGAATGGGTACAGTTGATCGTGGCTGGAGAATACAAAGATCAACGGGCGATCGCTGCAGCTACCGGTCTCAATGAGCGCTACGTAAGCCGTATCATACAGAGCGCGTTCCTGGCGCCTCAGATAGTGGAGGCAATCGTCAAAGGACGGCAGGCACCAGAGATGACGCTGGCGGCATTACTCGACAAAGTCCCTCTCAGCTGGGCAGAACAGAACGCGAAGATGGCTACCTTCGTCACGCAATAGACAGTCCCGTTCTACGACCGGTCACCTCTGGAGCACTAGGCTTTAGTAAATTTGCTGGTACCAATCCGAAAGAAATGTTCTGAGTCGATACGATGACCGCCATATCACACCGGGCCCGACCACTAAGACTTCCGAACAGCGCATGATGATCTGGTGACCGCGTGTTACGTTGCAGTTACAAAGAAACCGGCGAGGTTCAGTGTGCGAGATGTGTGCTCGCAAGATCGCTTCATGGCACCGGCAGTTTCAATTCAACCGCCCCACTCATGCTTCGAACAGGCGCGCACGATTCAAATCCAGGCAAGAGAAACACCGCCTAAGCGATTGCCTGGCAATCGCTTAGGCCCATTCCGCTGAATCTAACCGAGCAGCGGTGAGACCTGATGTATGCTTTGGCTATGCCGATTTTCCGGGCGAAACTCCCGGAAAACTGGTACAACCATGTGCTTATTTCAAGACGGATTGCTCATGCGCATGCCGGCTTCCAGCTTATTTTTCGCTCATTTGAGATCTCCCGGAGAAGGGCAGCTTCTCAAGGACCACCTGCTCAACGTCCCTGCGATCACCTCGCGGCTTGCCGCGAAGACCGGCATGCCTCGTGTCGGCGCACTCATCTGAGGTACACATGACATTGCCGAACGAATCTTTCGCAGAACAATATGCTCATACGCTTGCCGATCACGCTCCCGGCGATTGGGAGACGATTGCGGCTCATCTCGACAAAGTGGCGAGCTCTGCTTCCACCTTCGCGGAGGCGTTTGGAGCGCAGCTTTGGGGAGAGGTTCTCGGTCGGTGCCATGATTTAGGCAAACTCTCTGACGACTTTCAACTTTATCTCCGTAGCCAAGGAGCAAAATCAGTTGATGCAGGAGTGGAAAACGACGATCCTCACACAAGGCGGGTTGATCACTCCACCTTTGGCGCACGCTTTGTAGCAGAGAATGCCGGAACCATTTTCGGTCAACTCCTGGCGTTCTGCATAGCAGGACATCATGTTGGGCTCCCGGACGAGGCCTCCTCTGACGACGCGACACAACGCAGCACACTTCGCTACAAGCTGGATACGTCCAAGTATCGTATTCCCGATGTACCGGCGGCCAACATTGTTCTGTCGAAACTGACATCACCCCTGAAGCCGTCGGCAGCCGGTAGAGACGAGGTTCCGTTCCAGCTTGCCTTTTTCACGCGAATGTTGTTTTCATGCCTGATCGACGCGGACCGGACGCGAACCGAGGAGTTCTGCGCGCCGGAAAAAGCTGTAGCGCGAAGCGGCTTGGATGCGGGGCACGGCAGGCCATCGCTTGCCGCGCTCAAAGATCAACTTGATACCAGCTTGCTAGAAAAGCAGAAAGGCGCAACGCCGACGGAGGTCAATCGTCAGCGGGCCATTGTGCTCCAACACTGCCGCAACGCTGCTCAACGGGAGCCGGGTTTCTTCTCGCTCAATGTGCCCACGGGCGGCGGCAAGACCCTTTCATCGCTGGCCTTTGCGCTTAGTCATGCGGTGAAGCACGACCTTCGGCGCGTTGTGGTGGCAATTCCCTTCACCAGCATCATTGAGCAGACTGCCGATGTATACCGCAAAGAACTTGGGCCGCTCGCCGAAGCGGCGCTGGTTGAGCATCACACCAATATCCAGACCGAGAAAGACACTCGCTCAAATCAATTCGGCGCCGAAAACTGGGATGCGCCGCTGATCGTCACCACAAATGTGCAGTTATTCGAGAGCCTGTTTGCGTACCGGACAACGCCTTGCAGAAAACTTCATAACCTCGCGCAAAGCGTGATCGTGCTCGATGAAGCGCAGACGATTCCGGTTGATCTGCTCAAGCCCGCGTTGGCGGCGCTGCGCGAACTGGTGCTCAACTACGGCTGCTCCATCGTACTTTGCACGGCAACGCAGCCTGCGCTCGAACATCGCCAGGATTTCGAGCTTGGACTCGCAAATGTTCGCCCGATCATTCCAGATGCCGTACCGCTCTTTCATGCGTTGAAGCGCGTGGAGGTGCGCAGGCTCAAGAAGCTGCCGGATAGCGAACTGGCACTGCGGATGGCGCACGAGAAAGCCGCGCTCTGCATCGTGAATACGCGGCCACACGCCTCTCGCCTCTACGACCAGTTGGCTGCGATCTCAGAGACGGGCGATTGCTTTCATCTGAGTACGTGGATGTGCGGAGCGCATCGGCGAACGGTGCTGAAAATGATTCGAGAGCGGCTCAAAGCGCAACATCCCTGCCGGGTGGTTAGTACACAATTGGTGGAGGCAGGCGTCGATCTTGATTTTCCAGTGGTCTATCGGGCTGAAGCCGGCTTCGATTCGATTGCCCAAGCTGCCGGCCGCTGCAACCGCGAAGGTTTGCTGCCGATGGGATTGACATATGTCTTTGAGGCCGAAGAAGAACCGCCTGCGGGATTGATACGCGACGCAGCGCAGGCTAGTAAGGAGCTCAGCTCTATCTATTCAGACCCGTTGGCGCCGGATGCCATCGAGGCTTACTTCCGTCAGCTTTATTGGCGCCAGAAGCATAACTGGGACAAGCGTCATGTCATGGAGAAGATGGCAATCGATCACACCCGCGGGCGCGCTCTCCTACAGTTTCGCGAGGTAGCCAGCGCATTTCGTATGATTCTCGACGACCAGTTGCCGATTCTGGTTCCTTGCTATAAGAAAGCCGCTATTTTGCGCTACAAGCTTATGGCCGGCAAACTACCATTCGTACCGCAACGCAAGTTGCAACCTTACTTGGTCTCTGTCCGAAAAGAAGCCTTGTGGAAGATGCAGGAGCGCGGCTTCGTTCAAGAGCATGAGTCTGGAGTCTGGCTTCTACTAAACCGTTCTTTGTACAGCGACAAGAAAGGGCTGGACCCGGCGTCGACCAAGCTGGACGCGTCGCTTTGGGGCGTATAGGAGGCACGAGTGGCATACGGCATCAAGCTGCACTGCTGGGGCGAGTGGGCCTGCTTTACTCGCCCGGAGATGAAGGTCGAGCGCGTCAGCTATGACGCGATGACTCCCTCGGCGGCGCGCGGCATCGTCGAAGCGATCTATTGGAAGCCGGAGATACGCTGGCAAATCGACCGCATTACGGTACTCAAGCCGATCAAGTTCACCTCGGTTCGCCGCAATGAGGTGAAAGATAAGATCGCCGCCGGTACGGTTGCAAAGGCCATGAAGGACGGGGCAGGCC